GTCGTGGTCGCAAAGCCGCATGGCTTGAGCGCAAGCTTGACGACAAGATGACCCAAGAGATTGAGTCAGAGATTGCTGAATATTTCAACTAAGGAGAATGACATGGAAGACTTCAAACCAATGATCAAGATGTCCACCAACAAAGTGGTAGAAATTGCCCTCGACACCGCAGGCAAGGCCACAAGCATAATGGCCTACTGCGACTACATCGCCAACAGCATCAAGCATGCCCTGCCAGTGACTGGCGTGGCTACAAGCACAGTAAAGTCTGACCTTCACCCAGAGGGCGGCTACCTGCTCACCACCAAGAAAACCATCGAGGCAGAATACCTTGGCAAGAAATACAAAATCACTGTGGAGGAAGCGTAAGATCATGAACTACCAACAGCAAGAGGAATCCCTCCTCGACAAAATCATCATCGGCACCCTCTTCGTGGCATTCATCGTTGGCATGGCCTTCATGCCTGATCTGGTGCCCGTACAGCATGAGGCCAAGTACGATTGCCGCATTGCAGAGATTTCCCCTGACTTCCCTAAAGCAGTGCGTGAAGCCTGCAGAAAGCAAAACAATGGCAACTAAGACCGTCGCAAAGAAAGTCCCGGCAAAGAAGGCGCCGGCAAAGAAAACCACCGCGATCTCAAAGGAGCCCACCTTCGGCATGCCTCAAGAGGTCAAGGACTGGATTGAGCGAGCTCACAGCATCATGAACCACCAGAGAGGCGAGATCGAGCGCCTGAAGGAGGAGAACAAGGAGCTCAAGGCGTACAAGTCGTGGGCATCAAGCCGCCTGACTCGGAGTGAGCACCATGACTGAGCCCTTGGATAAGTATCCATGGGGTGATGAGGTGGAAGAAGCCTTTATCGTGCCAACCGAACTTAAGATCAACCTCAAGCAGAATTACAACATTATTTTTCATAATGTCATTGATGGCATGAATGCCAAAGTGGTTGGGCGGCTCGACTTCAACGGCCCGGAGCTCAAGTTTGAGGGCGACATGGAAGAGAGCGCCAAATCCTTCATGATGTGGATCGCGCAGGCATTCTCTGGGCGACTAAAGGAAGAGCGCAACAAAGAGCGCAAAGAGCTCGAAGAGGAGCTGTTGAAACTTAAGAACGGCATCGCCGCCAACAGTGACTACATCCAAGGTCGATGGGACTTGATCGGACAGTTCCAAGACATCATCCGGGCGCGCATAGAGGGCTGACATGTCAAAACCAGTTGCTTACCACTACTACATCGACGACGACGAAGAGCACCCAGTGCTGACCGAAACCCGCAAAGACTGGCATGAGCGGTATCCCTACTGGAACGAGAAACCCCTGTACGATCATCCAAGAGAGTGGAAAGACCTCAAGCACAAGGAGATCGCAGAAATCCTGTGTGATGACAGATGGCAGGGAAGGCCAGAGCTCATGCTCCTGCGCATGCAGGAAATGCTCAAAGAGAGGAATTCATGAGCATAGAAGCAATGAAACAGGCGCTGGAGGCGTTTGAAGACATCGCAAGTTGGTACGACCACGACAGAAGTGTTGGATCGCTAGCAAATAGTATGTACGAAGCAAAATGTTTTGCGACAGTACAGGCCACATCCCTACGCCAAGCCATAGAGCAAGCAGAGAAGCAAGAGCCTGTGGCGTGGCGAGTTTCGTATCCAAACGAACCTGAATTTGGTTTCTGGTTTGCAGAAAGTATTGGTGGAGAAGGTTGTTTGAATGAACCCCTCTACACCACACCACAACCACAGCGTGAATGGATTGGGCTGACGGATGAGGAGGCCAATCAGCTTTGGGAAAGCACGGATTCAGACTGGGAATTGATGAAGCGAACCGAAGCCAAGCTGAAGATTAAGAACGGATTCTGAAGATTGCAGTTGCCCTGCCCACGAGGGGCAATTTTGGGAAGGTGTAAAAGCCTTCCCTTTTTTTTGGCCTATTTACGCAAAAACGAACTAAGAGTTACACTTATGCCTATGCGCTGAAAAGATTGCGCGCCAAAAAGGAAGAGTATGACGACCAAGACAAAGAACAAGGTGGGAGCTCCATCCACATACAGTGAAGAGATAGCCAACAAGATATGCCAGAGGCTATCTATGGGGGAGTCTCTGAGACGGATATGCATGGAGGAGGGATATCCTGTGCAGTCCACAGTGTACGAATGGTTGTTGCGCCACAAGGAGTTTGCGGAGAACTACACACGCGCGCGGGAGGAGCAGGCTGACACCCACGCTGACGAAATCGTCGCCATCGCTGACGAAAAGCCTGAGATGCTTGAGATCAAGGACAAGGACGGCAATGTCATCGACCTGAAGATCGACTCCGGCTATGTGGCCTACCAGAAGCAACGCATTGAGGCCCGGAAGTGGACAGCCATGAAGCTCAAGCCCAAGAAGTATGGTGACCGCACAATTCACTCAGGAGACGACGAGAGCCCAGTGGTGCATGAACACAACCTCGGCGTGTTTGGCGAGCTCTTGAAGGCCATCAAGATGCAAAGGCAAGCAGAATGATTAAGTACACACCTGAGGGCCGCATAGCCCGTGTTGGCCTCAATATCACGCTTGGCACATGGCGCAAGCCCTATGTGACCTTCCGGTGGGTCTGGTATCACACTCACACCCACATGCTCATCTCTTGGCGTTTTCGCATTCGCCTGTACCTCTGGCCCGTATTCATGTGGGGCAAGGACTCGACCAATGTGATCGAGAGTTGGCTATTTGATCGTGACCTGATTGTGGTCAACAGAGAGATTCTGGAAGACCTCCACGCCATCGAGGACGCCCAGAAGCGCACCAATGAACCCTACGCCATCATCAAGCCCGTATGAGTGTTGTAGACCTTATCCTTGACGACGAAGACACCCTCAAAGAGGATTACGCCCAACGGACGAATATTGCCCAGACGGTGATCAATTGGCGCATGAAGTGGATGAAGGGCGCCCACAAGCACCAGATTGAGCCTGCAGGCGAATGGTGGAACATCTGGCTCATGCTCGCAGGCCGTGGAGCCGGCAAGACCCGCGCCGCCACTGAGACGCTACTTGAGTGGGCATGGGATATGCCCGGCAGTCGATGGCTCGTCTCCGCGCCCACATCAGGCGACATCCGTGGCACCTGCTTCGAAGGTGACTCTGGCCTGCTCAATGTGTGCCCACCTTCCCTGATCGAGGACTACAACAAAGCCCTGCACGAGCTCAGGCTCATCAATGGCTCATTCATCAAGGGCATCCCGGCATCGGAGCCGGAGCGTTTCCGTGGTGGTCAGTGGCATGGCGCATGGCTCGATGAGCTCGCCGCCTACGATGACCTGCAGGCCGCATGGGATCAGATTCAATTCGCGGTGCGTCTGGGCCAACGAACCCGCATCATCGCCACCACGACGCCCAAGCCCAAACCCCTGATCATGGAGCTCTTGAGCCGTGAGAACGACGATGTGGTGATCACCAAGGCATCGACCTACATCAACAAGGACAACCTTGCGCCCTCCTTCCAGAAGCAGATTTTGCAGTACGAGGGCACCAACCTCGGCAGGCAGGAGATTCACGCTGAGATCATTGACCCTGAGGAAGGCGGCATCGTTCGCCGTGAGTGGTTTAGGCTCTGGCCCAAAGACAAGCCCTTCCCCAAGTTCGAGTACATCATCCAGTCGGTGGACTGCGCTACCTCGGACAAAACCCACAACGACCCCACGGGCCACATGACCCTTGGCGTCTATCGCCCAGAGGACGGAGCCATGTCGGTGCTTATCATCGACTGTTGGCAAGAGCACCTGCAGTACCCTGACCTGCGCCCCAAGATCATGAGCGAGTTCGAGGTGGTCTACGGTGAAGGCAAGACCCGCAAGCTCGTTGACCTGATCCTGATCGAAGACAAGAGCGCAGGCATCTCCCTGATCCAAGACTTACAGCGCGCCCACCTGCCGGTCATGCCCTACAACCCCGGACGGGCCGACAAGATACAGCGCCTGTCCATCGTCGCCAACATCATCAAGGCAGGGCGCGTCTGGGTGCCTGAGAGCTCCAAGACCCCCGGCTTCGTGCGTGACTGGGCCGAGGGCATGGTGTCACAAATCTGTTCATTCCCTGAGGGCACAATCCATGATGAGTTCGTGGACTGCATCAGTCAGGCCCTGCGGTACTTGAGGGACGCCGGGTGGATCAGCATTGATCCCGGCCCCCGTGAGGAGCTCGAACCCGATGACATCAGTGACGCAGAGATTTACAACATGAAGGGGCGTCAAAACCCTTATTCGCAATGACCACTACTAATTTAATTAGTAAGGGTTTCTACCTACTAATTTAATTAGTATCAACCAGAGAGGAGACAGCATGGCAGATGAAGACTACTTGTACTATGAACAACGAGATGGCACCTACAAACGCGTCATGCACCTCGATGGAGTGCGCACCACGGTCTGCGAAAACCGGTTCGAGATCAGCGTCCAAGACCGCACAGAAATCTGGGAGCAACTCGCCGTCCAACAACTGCGTGAGTGGATCAAGTGGCGCAAAGAGCAAGAGGAGTTGCGAGAGTCTCGGAGTCTGTCAGGGGGACAACCGGTGCCCCAATTGCCGGTGGACGGCAAGCAATCCGCATAGGATAATTGATAGAAAATCATCGGAGGAATAATGGACACCCCATCACTAGCGCAGATGCGCGTCAATCTGGCACAGCACAGAAACCCCGACCTCATGGACAGCATCGGCGTGAATGAAGCTCTGGACATGGAGCCCAAGATGTTCGTCAACCCCAACCCCAAAGCAATTGGTGGCATCCCATCAATCGGTGGCGTAGCGACCAACAAAGGCATGCCAATCGGTGGCGTGGACACCAACTCCCAACAGCCCGGTCAACAACTCAATCCAATCCCTGCACCTGTGCCCGGTCAACCTCAGCCCGGTCAGCCCGGTGCTCCCGGTGCGACGCCCGGCACTCCTCCTGCTCCCGGTGGCGCGCCCACTGGCCCAAGCGGTGGAGCTCCTGCACAGATGGGCAACATGCTTCAAATGACGCCTCAAGGCCAAGCTCTGGCGGCTATGGCCCCACCTCCTGCACCTGCCACTGGAGCCGCGCCCGGCATGGCCTCAGGTGGTGCAATGCGACTTGAGCTCCTGAAGAAGAAAGCCCGTGATGCTTTTCCTCACATGGGTGATGGTGGTCAGCCACCAAAGCGCCGTGTATTCAATATCATGCCTGCGACTCAAGGTGCAGTGAAGACCCCCAATGGCTTCACACCCTATGACGCCGGTAGCCCAAGCATCGCCAGTCTGGCTCGCGCCTTCGATGAGGCGATTGCTCATCACTTGGCACTGCCTGCACATCACCGCATGATGAACAGCGTGAGAGCCGCTGAGATGGTGTCCAACCATGTAGGCCGCACAAGCGACAACAAGCCCAAGGACTTGCTTGGCAAGAACGCCAAGCTCATCAAGTCTGAGAAGGGCGGCGAGGAGGCCATCAAGCTTCCCGATGGGCGCGGTGTCGAGACGACTGGTCTGGCATTGGCTCCTGCGTTTGGTCAAGGCAAGTTCAACACCTGCCCCAACTCAGCATCGTGTAAGGAAGAGTGCTTAGGCAAGACCTCAGGCAACTACTTCAAACTGGGTGGCGGTACCAACCTTGAAGAGTTTAAGGGCCCACGCCTGAACAGTCTCAACAAGACCTTGGCGATGATCAACGACCCTCACTCGTTTGCTGTCAAGCTGTACGATGAGATTCAGGACGCCAAAGCGATTGCGGCACAGAACAACAACCACTTAGGTGTGCGCCTCAATGTGCTGTCGGACATCAATCCACGAGTCCACAAGGCCATCATCAACGGTCACCCTGATGTGACCTTCTATGACTACACCAAGAACAACACCAACCCCATCGCGCCCAACCACCACTACACTTACTCAAGCACTGGTGTGAGCGATCAAGATGTCCACAATCCACACAGCAACTGGAAGCAGATGCGCCGTCGGTTGGAGGGTGGCGACAATGTGGCGATGGCCTTCACACACAATGAGCATCTGCCCCACCAGATCGTTGATCATGAGACTGGCAAAGTGTTCAAGGTCATCAACGGTGACAGCCATGACTTCCGACCACTGGACATTCAGCCTGAGGGCGAGCATGGCGTGATCGTGGGCCTTAAGAACAAGAAGGCCATCGGTGAGAAAGGCAACGCTCACATTGACTCTAACGGATTCTTTGTGAAGTACGATCCACAGTTGATGAAGAAAGAAGACGGCAGGTATGCCCGTGTGCCGACCACTGAGATATCGGCAAAGACTGGCAAGCCTAAGTTGGGTGAGACAATACCGCAGAACAGAACGGTGCATATCCAACCACAAGAGCCTGCGCCTAGAGAAAAATCAAATGACGAAGGATGGGAAGTATGAGCAAGAAGAAACTAGACTCACATCATTTTTATGCCCAGTTCCATGGACTGGAGCACCACAATGACCCTGAAGACCATGTCAAGCACAAGCATCACTTGCACAGCCCTGATGCGCATAAGGCACACAAAGGCTTAAATTTAAAAAGTCTTGCACGAGCCAAGCACAAGCACTCAGGCAATAAAGGATAATCATGGCTGAAAAAGACGACGACCTAAACATTCAAGAGCAAGAAGACGGCTCCGCTGTGATGGACATGCCTGCATTCGACACTGACGAATTGCCAGACGGTTCAGCCATTGTTGACATTGACGATGGCCCAGAATTCAACCCAGAGTTCTATGACAACCTAGCAGACTCTGTTGATCCCGGTGTTTTGTCGGACATCGTCTTCAATTACTTAGACTTACTTGAGAGCGATAAGCAGGCACGAGAACTGCGCGACAAACAATATGAAGAGGGTATTAAACGGACTGGTATGGGCAATGATGCCCCCGGAGGTGCAACCTTTATGGGAGCCTCTAAGGTCGTGCATCCTGCCATGGCTGAGGGTTGCGTTGACTTTGCCGCTCGCGCAATCAAAGAGCTCTTTCCACCAGATGGCCCGGTCAAGTCGAAGATCATTGGTAAGGTTGACGATCTCAAGACGGCGGTGGCAGATCGCAAGGTCGAGTACCTCAACTGGCAGATCACTGAGCAGATCGAAGAGTTCCGCGACGAACAAGAACAACTGCTGACCCAACTGCCACTCGGCGGCTCACAGTACATGAAACTGTGGTACGACGAAGACAAGAAGCGTCCATGCATCGAGTTCCTGCCGATTGACCGTGTGATCCTGCCCTTTGCGGCAACCAACTTTTACACGGCACAGCGCGCCGCTGAGATTCACGAGATCACCCAATTCGAGTTCGAGCGCCGCATCAAGTCGGGCATGTACCGCGACATCAACTATGTGCAGGCATCCGGCACGATTGATGAAGGCAAGGTAGCCAAGGCCAACAACAAGATTGAAGGCAAGCAGTTCGAAGAGAACAAGGACGGCATTCGCACCGTCTATCACATCTACACATGGCTTGAGCTCGAAGAAGACAAGCACAGCAAGGGCAAAAACGCGCCTTACATCTTGATGATTGATGTGCTCGACAACGAGGTCGTTGGTTTGTACCGCAACTGGGAGGAAGCAGATGAGACGCTCACCAAACTTGACTGGGTCGTGGAGTTCAAATTCATTCCATGGCGCGGTGCTTACGCTATTGGCCTACCTCATCTCATTGGCGGTCTGTCTGCCGCTCTTACTGGCTCTCTCCGCGCTCTACTGGACAGTGCTCACATTAACAACGCCGCTACTATGCTTAAGCTCAAGGGCGCGAAGATTAGTGGGCAGTCTCAGCAGGTCGATGTAACCCAGATCATTGAGATTGAAGGCGCGCCCGGTGTGCAAGACATCCGGCAGATCGCTATGCCGATGCCCTTCAACCCACCAAGCGATGTGCTCTTCCAACTGCTTGGCTTCTTGGACAAAGCCACGAGTTCTGTGGTCACGACGGCTGAAGAGAAGATTGCCGATGTGAATGCACAGTCGCCTGTGGGCACCACGCAAGCATTGATCGAGCAAGGCTCTCAAGTCTACTCATCAATCCATGCGCGCCTGCATGCATCACAAGCTCGTGTGTTGAAGATTCTGTGCCGCCTGAACCGTTGGTACTTTGACGACATGCAAAAAGCAGACATCGTGTCTGACCTTGAGATCACGCGCGAAGACTTCTCCAAGAACACCGATGTACAGCCGGTGTCTGATCCCAACATTTTTTCTGAGACTCAGCGCATGGCGCAGTCTCAGGCAGTGTTGCAGTTGGCACAGCAGTTCCCTGATCAGTTCAAGATTGGGCCAGTGATTGCTCGCATGCTCAAGCAAATGAAAGTGCCCAACATCAACGACATCATGAATGATGTGCCTGCACCTGAGCAACGCACCTCAGCAGATGAGAATGCGGCAATGCTCGTGGGCCAGTCAGCCTATGCGTACATCCAACAAGATCACATTGCTCACATTCAAGACCACTTGCAGTTTGCTATGAATCCGTTCTTGGGCCAAAACCCATTTGCAGACCCGGCATACCTCAACAACTTGATCGAGCATTTGAAACAGCACATGACCTTGTGGTACTTGAACCGCTCGAATGGCTATGTGCAAGAGATGACCGGCAAGCCAATTGACGACTACGATAATCCGAACCTCACACCGACCATCGACAAGGTCTTCACGACCATTGGCGCCCATGTGATGTTGGATGTCAATGATGTGTTTGGTGACTTGATGCCGTCGTTCCAGAAGATCATTCAAATGGCTCAAGAGCGCAGTCAACCCAAGCCACCTCCAATACCACCTGATGCACAAGTGGTACAGCAGACAAGCATGGCTGAGACACAGCGCAAGACCCAGAAAGATCAGCAAGACGCTCAACTGGCTCAGGCTCGTTTGGCTCTGGATCAACAAAAAGCTCAGATGGACAATCAGACTAAGATTGCCATTGAGAACGCCAAGATGACGCATGAGACGATTCGACAAGCGGCTCAAGCTCAAGCACAGGTACCTCAAATGCCTGTGACACCACCGGCCCCACAAGGGCCACAACCTCAACCACAAGGAGCTCCAAATGGCAACATCTGATTACGAACAGAGAACCATTGATGTGCCGCAACACAAGCGTATCGCTCAAGGCGAAAAACTTGACGGCACTTCAATGCAACCTAAGGGTGGAAGTCAATCTTCCTCTGAAGGTAAAAAATCTGGCGGTCTGGCACATGCTGTGACCAAAAAGAATAAATGATTGAGCAACTGATCCATAGGATCAAATTACGACAAGACGAGTTGAAGGTGGCTCTATCCGTAGGGGCGCCAATCAATTGGGAGTCGTACCAACGATTAGTCGGTGAGCATCAAGGGTTGCAAGCAACCTTAGACATTATTGACAACATCTTGGAAGAAGAAGAAGGCAAACTTTAACCAATGCGCTGATTAAGCGCGCTTATGCACCTGAAATATGGTGATGGAGATTTAAAAATGAGTGACATTAAAGACATCCCTACCATCGAGGGACAATCAGGAGCGCCTAACGCCGAAGAAATGGCATGGGCGTTCCCTGATGTACCGGCAGGACAAGCTCCTTACGGTGGTCGTGTGATTGTGCAACTGCGTCGAATCAAAAAGAAGGCAGGCCGCATCATCATCGTCGATGAAACCAAAGAAAACGAAAAGTGGAACAACATGATCGGCAAGGTCGTGGCAATTGGGCCGCTTGCTTTCAAGAACAGGGACACCATGCAACCATGGCCTGAGGGCTCATGGGCTGAGATTGGTGACTTTGTACGGGTTCCAAAGTGGGGTGGTGATCGTTGGGAGCGCAATGTCCCATCGGAAGCCGACCAAGAGTTTCAAGAACCCGTGTTATTCATGACGATTAACGACCACGAACTGATTGCTAAGGTCACTGATGACCCGCTTTCGTTCAAAGCCTATGTGTAAGGAGAAAAAACATGGCAGAAGCTAAAGAGAATATCGAAGTTGAAGAGCTAAATGACGGCTCTGCAACCGTCGAAGTGCCTGAAAAAATGCTCGAACCTGAAGTTGTTGAAGAACAAAACGGGTTTGATCGTGCAAAAGAGGCCAATGACGCGGATGCAGACAACCCAAATGACAGCGCAGAGGTGCGTGACGCAAAACGCAACCGTCGCCGGGCAAAAAAAGACCTGATTCGCAAGACAAATCAGGAAAAAGATGTCCGTCTTCAACAATTACAGCGTGAAAACGAGGAATTCAAGCGCCGCTTGAACCAGTTAGAGCGCAATACCAAGGCCGAACAGGTCGTCAAGATCGATAAAGCGGCTGACGACGCGATGACGCGCCTTGAATACGCCAAAATGAAGATCGCAGAGGCCACACAGGCCGGCGATGGACAGGCTATGGTGGCGGCTCAGACGCTGATGATGAATGCTCAAGAGGAAGTCAAGCATTTGCGTCAGTTGAAGAACCAAGCAGAGCGCAATTTGAAGCAACCCAATGACGCGCCCCCTGCAAACCCACAAGTTCAGCGCCTTGCAAAGGACTGGATGAACAAGAACCGTTGGTACAACCCTGCCAACAATGACTCTGACAGCAAGATTGCCAAAAAGGTCGATGAGATCATGGCAAATCAAGGTTGGAATCCGGCTGATCCCGAATATTGGGAAGAATTTGATAGCCGTTTGCAAAAAGAATTGCCTCATAGGTACAATGGAAACAATGACGACGGAAATCGTAATGTCAGACGACCAAGGAATGTTGTGACTAGCTCAGGACGAGAAGCATCAGCGGCATATGGGGGCTCTAACCGCTCCCAATTTGTACTTTCACCTGAAAGGGTGAGAGCTATGAAGGACGCGGGTGCTTGGGACAACCCTGAGCGAAAAGCTCGCATGATCAAAAACTTTATTGCGTTTGATCGCGCAAACCGTAACAACTAATCTAAGGGGAAAACATTATGGAATCTAGACTCAAAAAATCTTTGAACGCTAACGGACGCCAAGACCGTGAAAACGGGGAAGCAGGACGCGTAGCGCCTCAAGAAAAGTTCGCTTCGACACAGGAACGCCGAAAGATGTGGAGTGAGGAGTGGACGCAATCAGCATTGCCTAAGTTACCCGAAATGGACGGGTGGCACCTTTGCTGGCTTTCAACAACCAACAGCTATGACAGCATTGATAAGCGAATTCGCCTCGGCTATGTACCCGTTAAGTCGGAAGAGTTGCCCGGTTATGAAGATTATCGAGTGAAGTCAGGTGAGCATGTTGGCTACATATCATGCAACGAAATGTTGCTGTTCAAGCTTCCTATGGAGCTCTTCCAAGAGGTCATGACCCTCATGCATCACGACAAACCTCGTGAAGAAGCAGAGAAAGTCAAGATTCAAATGGAAAGCCTGCAGGGGCGTGACAGCTCAGGTCGTCCATTGGTACAAGTTGAAGGCGAAGGTATGGGCTCTTTTGATCAGCAACCAAACAAAATGCCCGTCTTTTCGGGTTAACTTCTTAGGAGAAACATATGTCTAGTACATCAGCTCCATTTGGTTTGCGCCCTGCGTTCCACCCTTCTGGTCTGGATCGCGCCCAAGCGCTTGCTAATGGAATTACCTCTGGCTATTCAAACAACATTTTGAAAGGCCAACCTGTTGCTTATTCAGCATCAGCCGGTGTCATCATCCCCTTGACAACCAACCCTGCTTCCGGCTCTGCCGTGGCTTGGTCTGGCGCCTTTGCAGGCGTTGAGTGGACTGATACAACTGGTCGCCGTCGTATCTCTAACTATTGGCCTGCAAGCACCGCGTACACCACCGGTTCCTGCGTTGCTTATTTCTACAACGACCAAAACATCGTGTACGAAATCCAAGCTGACGGCTCAATGGCTCAGACTACCATCGGTAACGAGTACAACTTCACCAATGTGACCGCAGGCTCTACTACCACAGGTCTGTCGCAAGCCACTTTGGGCTCTGCTACTGCCGCCGGTAATACCGTCCAAGGTCAAATGCGTGTCGTTGATTTGGCCCCCTATGTGGACAATGCGTGGGGCGATGCCTACACCATCGTTCGTGTCGTTAACGCACAGTCACAGTTCTTCGGTGCTGTAACTGCTATTGCTTAAAAGGAGCTAAATCATGGCCGCACCAATGCGAAGTACGGATTTCCGTTCGATTGTTGAACCAATTCTCAACGAATGTTTCGACGGAGTCTATGATCAACGCGCTGACGAATGGTCACGCGTTTTCCGTGAGGAAGATGGTATTCCTCGTAACTACCACGAAGAGCCTGTCCTGTATGGATTCGGCGCCGCTCCACAATTGCCTGACGGTACTCCAGTGACCTATCAGCAAGGTGGCGTGTTGTTCTTACAGCGTTACCTCTACAAAGTGTATGGCTTGGCCTTCGCTTTGACCAAGGTTCTCGTTGAAGACGGCGACCACATCCGTATCGGTCAAGTTTATGCTCGTCACTTGGCACAATCCTTGGTGGAAACCAAAGAATTGTTGTCTGCGAACATTCTCAATACGGCCTTCAACAGCGCCTATCCCGGCGGCGACGGTGTGTCTTTGATCAACACTGCACACCCAATCGTCAACGGTACCTTCAGCAACCAATTGGCTACTGCCGCCGTGTTGTCTCAAACATCTCTCGAACAGATGTTGATTCAAATCCGTCAAGCAGTGGACAACAACGGCAAGCGTATTCGCTTGGTGCCCCGTCAATTGATCGTGGCTCCCGGCAATATCTTCCAAGCTGAAGTGTTGTTGAAATCTGTTCTGCGTACTGGTAACGCAAACAACGACATCAACCCAATCAAATCTATCGGTTTGCTTGACGAAGGTGCCGCTGTTCTGTCTCGTTTGACTTCCGCTACTGCATGGTGGGTTCAAACCGACGCTCCTGAGGGCTTCAAGCTCTTGATGCGTCGTCGTTTGGAGAAAACCATGGAAGGCGACTTCGAAACTGACACTATGCGTTACAAGGCTACTGAGCGCTACGCTGTGGGCTTTACTGACCCACGCTGTGCATACGGTACGCCCGGTATGTAAAAAATGTGGGGTGGGCCTAAAAACCCACCCTTTTTTGAAACCTGAGTGGTTCAAGCCACAAGGAGAAAAAAATGCCTCAATTTAGTGATGACTTGTTCTTGGGTACTGCCCAAGGCTATATCGGTACAAACAACACGAACGCTGAAGCCGTTATTACTGGTTCCGTAACTGGCACCACGATGACTGTGACATCGATGCTCTCTGGTGACACTTTGGTACTGGGACAATATGTTTCCGGCACTGGTATCACCGCCAATTCTTACATTTCTGCCTTTTTGACTGGCGCAGGTGGCACTGGTACTTATACCTTGAGCCAATCTTCGTCTGCAACTGGCTCAATCACAATTTATGCCTCAGGTAATTCTGGCCTTGGCGATCCATCTCCAATGGAAGTTGGCGTGGGCCCATTGGGTCGTGAGTATGTCTGGGATGTAATCCCTCAAACTCTGCAAGCCGCAAACATTGCCGCTTCGCAAACTCCTGCCGCCGCAGGCGCATTGACATTGACTGCAGGTACTTCTGCCAAGTCTGTGGTGCGCACCGACGGTACAACTGTCATTCAGTTGGATACGCCTCGCGCTGTTTCCATCTTCTTGACATCAGGTGGTACACCTCGCACCTACACCGTGTCGGGCTATGACTACTACGGTCAACCAATGACTGAGCAAATCACCACAGTTGCCAACGCAACTACACCCGGCAACAAAGCTTTCTATCAGATCGCTTCTGTGGTTGGTGCAGGTGGTGGCTCTGGCGCCGCAGTGACTGTTGGTACTACCGACAAACTCGGTTTGCCATTGCGTGTGTTTGATGCAGGCTACATTGTTCGCGCAGGTTGGAACAATACCCTTGCCAACGACGCAGGTACGCTTGCAGTTGCTGACATGACCAACCCTGCAACTTCGATCACCGGTGATGTTCGTGGCACCTACATCCCATCTAGCGCCACCAACGGCATCAAGCGTTTGGTGGTTGTCATCGCACTGCCCGGTATCGCCGCAGGCCCCAATGCAACTCGCACTGGTGCTCTTGGCGTGACTCAAGCTTAATAGGAGGCTGTCATGTCTGAATTCAAACCAATGGTGAAGATGTACACCGATGAGCCTTCAGTGTCCTTGAAGCTCAAAAAAGGTGGCAAAGTCAAAGCCAAGCACCACAAAGAGCATTCTGAGCATGGTCACAAGGCTATGCAACACCATGCCATGGGTGGTATGCATCAGGCTTTTGCTTCTGAGGCCGGTAAGGCCCCCAAGAAGCCTTCCATGATGGCTCGTGTGAAGGCAATGAACCCCCAGATGTACAAGAAGGGTGGCAAAGTTGCTCACAAGGCTTTGGGAGGCGCTATGCCCGGTGCTATGCCCGGCGCAATGGGTGCTCCTGCAGGTGGCATGAAGCCTATGGGTCAAGCGGCTTTGGGTCAAATGACTCCTCAGCAACGCATGGCTCGCGCCATGATGGTCAAGAAAGCTCTTGGCGGCATGAAGAAGGGCGGTTCTGCAGATCATAAGATGATCGAGAAGCTCGAAAAAGAACTTCACCACCACGAAGCTTTGGACATGGCACATGCTCACCACAAAAAGCATGGTGGCATGGCTCACCACGCTCACGGTGGCAAAGTTCATAAGACTTCTGGTCATCCTGAGGGCTCTCATGAGCACCACAAAGCCATGTGCAAGCACTATGAAAAGATGTGCAAGGCTGATGGCGGTTCTGCTCACGCCAAGCGCATGCTTGCTCACCACAAAAAGATGTGCATGGGCGGTAGCTATGCATCTGGTGGCGAAATTGATCGCGACGAAACCAAAACCACCATTGAAGGCAACGCAAAACGCTTTGTCAACAACATCCACGACGGTGAGCACCACGATCACACCAGTGGCAAGACTGGTGATGTCAAGTTGGGTAAGGCCGCAGGCTATAAGCATGGCGGTCACGCTCACAAAAAGCATCATTTTGCTGAAGGCGGTTCTACTGGAAACACTATCCCTAGTGACTCCAAGAAGAGCATGAACTCCGGCAAGATCAGCTTGGGTGGCACCATTGAAGGCAATGAGCACTACTACGAAGACACCGACATGCACACTGCAGACAAGTTCAGCGGCTCCAAAGCCACTGGCGGCGTTCGCATGAGCAATGCAGGTGGCTTCAAGCATGGTGGCAAAGCTCATCACAAGATGCACCACAAAGCTGACGGCGGCGCAATCGACAAGTACGAGACACGCGACACCGTTGAAGGCGGCAATTGGGAAAACCGTCCTGCTGACACCACTCCAAAAGGCAAAACCAACACCAAAACTGGTGATGTAAAGCTTGCTAATGGTGGTGGCTATAAGCATGGAGGGCATGCCTCAAAAAAAGCCTACGCCACAGGGGGTAATGTGAATGCTATGGGCAAGCCTGTGGCTATGCCCAAGCATTTCGTTAGCCAACCTGTGGCAAACAGCTTGCAATCTGGAACCTTTAAGAAGGGCGGCGAAGTC